GAACGTGAACAAAATGTACAGCCGCATGTGGGCACCGGCGCGTATGGGGGCGGTGTGGATTATCAATCAAGACGTGGAACCTCAGCTTGAGGCGTTGACTGCGACGGCTGGGACTGGCGGATTTCCTGTGTACCTACCTCAAGGATCGGGCGGTCCGACGATCATAGAATCTCCCAATGCACGGCTGAAGGGGAAACGGATTATAGTCAGCGAATCCAGCCCAACATTGGGCGATGCAAACGACATCATCTTTGTCAATTTGGGTTTTTACGTAATGGGTTTGGCTGGCGCAATTCGTGACGACATCTCCATCCATTTGAGATTCGATTTTCAAGAAACTGCTCTCAGAATTTCCTGGGCTGCCGATGGCAGAACCTGGATGAATTCGGCTCTGACGCCCTTCAAGGGCTCCGACAACACCGTATCACCGTTCGTAGGTTTGGCGGAGCGCGCCTGACCATTCCGGTTGCGCTGGCACGCCCCTCCTTGCGTGTGTGTTTGGCCTCACGACCTGGCGGGATATTTTTTGTGTTTTGTCCCCCGACAGGGCCGGCGCAACCGTTTTTCAAAGGATTAACCTCATGTTTTCTGACCTTTGGTGCATCACCCCTGCCTGGCTCGACATTCATGGGCGAGCACTGCTGAAAGCCTATTCCGACCCCTCGCAACTGGCAGCAGCACGGCGGCCGCCCGCGCCATCACAGACCACAGCGAAAACAACGGACCATATCGCGATCATTCGTCTGCATGGACCGATGGTCAAGCGAGCTGGATTTTTCGCTGACCTGTTCGGATTCGTCGGAACAGAAAATATAGAAACCATGGTCAAGCAAGCGGCGGCTGATAGTGACATCGAGGTGATCGTCATTCATGCGGAATCACCCGGAGGCCATGTCTCAGGTGTCCATGAATTAAGCGAAACGATACGCGCAGCGGCGAACGTCAAACCCGTTTTCGTACATGCCGACGACCTAATGGCAAGCGCGGCGATATGGGCAACGGCCCACGCAACGACTATCACAGCGGGACCTACGACCGAAATCGGCTCCGTTGGCACTCTCGCCATGATTGCGGACACGTCAAAGGCCTTCGAAAAAGAAGGCGTTCGTATCCACTTGGTTTCAACTGGAAAATTCAAAGGACTTGGCGCGCCGGGGCAATTCGTTGATGACGAAGAGTTGGCCGAAGTCCGGAAGCGCGTCGAGACAACGAATGATTTCTTTCTCAGTGCGCTGAAGATAGGGCGGAATCTCTCACCGCAGCAGCTTGAAGCGGTCAGCGATGGGCGAGTGTTTGGCGCGGCTGAGGCGCGGGCGCTCGGACTCGTTGACACGGTACAGAGCTTCGAGACGACCCTGAGCCAGGCAGCGGCGATAGTAGCGGGGAATCAGCGGGCAAGAGCACGGCGACGCATTGACTTGGCGAGGGGTTAATGCAAGTTGCAATTGTTGGGCAAAAAGAGCATGATCTGGTGGATTTTGGGTGCGGGGCGTATCCAAAAAGCGAAACCCCTGGGTCTGCGAATCCCAGGGGTCTCAAAAACAGTGCGATTGCGCAGGGGATGCGAGTCGCACACTCCATAAAGGAACAGGTATGAAAGATGATAGCACAGCTACATCCGAAGAAAAAGCCCTATCTTCATCCATCTCATTTTTCTCAAAGTGCAACAACAGCACACCGACCAAAACCGTCACCGTCAAAGATGTCCTCACCGACATTCAAAACGGCACTTACAAAGAGACGGTCGAAGACCTCCGGAGCATCCTGGAACAGCACGGACACGACGCCTACGATACGGCGAGAAAAAAACAACTCGTATGCGTTGTCTTCCAGGGCACCTTCGTCTCCACACGCAGCAAGGAAAATCTTGCCCAGGCGTCCGGCGTTACGGTTTTTGACTTCGATCGTCTCACCCATCTTCCGCGCATCATCTCAAAATTGACAGCAGACCCCTATGTGCTGTTCTGCTTCGTCTCGGTTAGCGGACACGGCCTTAAAGTCGGAGTACAAATCCCCATTGTCGAGTCCGATGCCGAGTACAAGCAATACTGGCAAGCCATCGCTGACTATTTCCAAAAAACTCACGACCTCACGGCGGACCCAAGTGGAAAAGATGTCAGCCGTCTCTGTTTCATGTCGCATGATCCAAACCTGTATATCAATGAGCAAGCGGAGGTGTGGACCGATAAGGCGGAAGATACCGAGCAAGAAACTTCTCGCTCACCCCTCCCACGAGACTACGTTGTACCCCTTGAAACGAACGGAGATCGACGGCAGGAATACGGGCAGCGCGCGATCGATACCGCCATCAAAAAGTTGGACGCCAGCACGGACGGCAATCGACATCACGCACGATGTCGGGCGGGGTTTCTCATCGGCGGCTACATCGAGGGCGGTATGCTCACATTGAGTGAGGCATTGCAGGCACTCGAGCCAGCTGTACGGCGAAATACGAAGCACTTCGACAAGGCATGGCGAACCATTCAAGGCCAGTTAAAAGCGGGAGCAAATATACCAGTTAGCTTTGAGCAATTGGAAACTGAGCGGTTAGAATGGCTCAACGACGGGGCGAGCTGGACGCTGAATGGTAATGGTGATGATCAACAGAACGTGCACGAACGTCCGATCATCAAAATCAATCACGAAATGACACGCATTGTGGATGCTGGCGAAAGTGCACTTATGGCTCTACTAGATGGACCGCATATTTTCCAGCGCTCACGCCAGCTCGTCATTATAGCCAGGAACCAGAAGCCACCGAGGGGCATCAAGCGGCCGCCAGGAGCACCCAATATTATTGAGGCGCCAGGACCCTATATAAAGGAACTGGCGACGGCCGCGGCGACATGGGAAAAATACGAGAAGCGATCAAAGAAATGGTACGCAACCCTGCCCCCTGGCTGGTTCGTTGAAACCTTGCAAGGGCGCCCGTCATGGTCATTCCCCTGGCTGGAAGGCATTGTATCCGCACCCACCTTACGGCCGAACGGTAGCATCCTCGATACGGCCGGATACGACGAGGAAACCGGGCTTTACTTCGATACCAACGGCACGACCTTCCCCGCGATCCCCGCACAGCCCACCTTCGATGAAGTCCGGACGGCAATCGGTACGCTCTCCGAAGTATTCTACGATTTCCCCTTCGAGGAAGAGTACCACAGCGCTGCAGCATTAACTGCAACATTATCTCTTGTTGGTCGCTTCGGAATCGACGGCAACATTCCTTTGTTTGCCGTGCGTTCGACCGTCAGAGGTAGCGGCAAGGGTCTCTTAGTTGATGCCATTTCCACGATTGCAACGGGACGACCCGCCCCACGCATGCCGCAGGCAAAAGACGACGAAGAAGAACGCAAGCGGCTACTCGCCATTTGTCTTGAGGGCGATCCGCTCATGCTCATTGACAACGTCACAGAGCCCCTCGGCAATGGACCCCTCGACCTTGCGATTACGGCTGGCACGTTTAAAGATCGCATCTTAGGCAAGACCGCAACCCGAGAGGCGCCAGTGTACTGCATGTTCTTCGCGACCGGAAACAATATGCGGCTCATTGGCGATATGGCGCGGCGTGTGGTGCCGATTGACCTTGATCCAAAGCTCGAACATCCCGAGTTACGCGATGACTTTACACACCCGAGCCTGCTCACTTGGATCATGAAGGAACGCCCCCGATTGGTCACAGCGGCGCTAAGCATCCTGCGCGGCTTCATCGTCGAGGGGTGCCCAAACCAGGGCGTAAAACCCATTGGATCATTCGAGCACTGGAGCCAGTTGGTCAGAAACGCGGTCATATGGGCAGGGGAACCCGATCCAGCACTGGGCAGAGAGGGACTTGAAGCCGCATCAGATGAAAACTTCGAGCGCTATGCCACCTTGATCGAATGCTGGACGGCATGCTTCCCCGATCCCGAACGCCCACGCACCTTAAAGCAAATCCTTACCGATGTGCAACAGCGTTGCCAGGGCAAAGCCGACGACGATCCCTGGAGCCATTTCATGGATGCACTCGGGGCATTCGACAAAAACTACGATGGGGAACGGCTCAAGGCGCAACCTATAGGCCAGGCCCTCAGACAATTTGATAGGCGACCTGTCAACGGGAGACGGCTGAAGAAGATTATGGGTCGAGCAAAAACGCAACTTTGGCGAGTTGAAACGATTTAAAGTGGTGGGTCTGGTGGGTCTGGTGGGTCTTCTAACTCCAGAATCAGAGAAAGTGGCAATTATATTACCCTAGACTGTCTGCCATTTCATCCACTACGAAGGACGGCAGACCCACCAGACCCACCAGACCCACCAGACCCACCAGACCCACCAGACCCACCAGACTAACCATAAATGAGTGATGACATGACAGCGATTGAATATACAAATTTGGTTGAGTGGTTAGGGCACCTTCAGCATGTGCTTGTTGATTGGTCGATAGTCGCGCTTGACTCGGACAGCCAGGCGAGTTTGTCACTGCTCAGGGCAGCAAACCATGTCGAGCTAGCACGCAAGCGAATAAATGACTTCGAGGTGACAGCGGCATGACAGAGCGCGAGGTTTTGATTCTGAAGGATATCGTGGCGCTTCTCATGGACATCAAAGAGAGTCTTGAGGCGATACGCCAAGCGGTACGGCCGGACACGTCCGAGCTGGTGGCGATGCACGAGGGCAAGCGTGAGACAGCTGAGGTGGAGTAGAGGCCCCAAGGGCAGTCAGTTGCTTATGTTTGGATAAGTCTAATAGAAACAATGGGTTATGGGGCTATGACGATCTCTACGTTTGTTGCCTTTCCAGACCGGCGTCGCAGTGGTGCACGTTTCGAGACGTACCCGAATGGGACCCCGCGAGGGGTCGGAGGTAAGTGAAATGTCAGGTAAGGCACCCAGGCATCTATCGGCACCAACTCGGCGATGGTATGAGTTCATCATCAGCGAATACGCGCTTGAGTCTCATCACCTTAAATTACTTGAAGCGTGCTGTGAAAGCTGGGACCGAATGAAGCAGGCCGCGGCCGAGCTAAAAAAGGATGGGTTAACATTTCAGGACGCCAAAGGGATGCTCAGGACCCACCCATGCGTGGCCATAGAGCGAGACTCACGCAATGCGTTTATGCGGGCGCTCCGAGAGCTGGCCCTGGATCGTGACGAGGCCCCCGAGGCGCCTAGACCGTCAGTCCTGACGGGTACTGGCAATCTAAAGAGGTGACCTATGCCGAGAGTAAGTAAGCGAACGCACCGACGCTGGCAGCAACATACCGCGTGTCATATTAGCCACTTGATGAGTGGGCATTACGTGTTTCCTGACATAGAAGGCGGCTTCGGTCGGCATGGAGAAGAAGACTGGTCGGCCATGCGGGAATGCTGGGAGCAGTGGCGAGACGTGCTTTTGCCCTGGTATATCGAGATACACCCTGGTGAACGTCCTTTTGCCTGGTGGCGATTCGAGACGGGTTTACCTTGGGAGATTGATTGGTGGGCAGATGATCAGGAATCGCAAACAAGTTACCTGTGGCGTCATGGGTTACTTACCCCCGAGGAGTTGAAGATTGTTACGGGTCCGGATTGGGACGTCGATGACTACAAACGTCAGCATGGCGGGCGCCCTTTTGTGTGTCTTAAGGGTATACGCCAATGGATGCGTGGCGACCCCTACACCGTATGGCGATCGTCCATGGCCTAGCAAAAATCCATACCACCCACAGCCTCAAGGAGCTTTCTAGCTTAGAAGATTTGCAAAGTCTGACCTCGGCTTTTCAAACAATTTATGAGGAGACCGTATGAGTACGCAACAAGACCTTCTACGTCCCAATAGGCGCGAGCGCCATCCATCGGAAAGTTGGAAAGGTAAAATCAAAGGCCAGATCAAGCCAGGTAGTGCCGAACATGCTTACCAGGCAGCTGCCATCCTTGATCTCAAGTGGGAACGCAAGTCACTTATCATCAAAGAATTCGATACCCTGATTGCCGAAATAGACGCTCACCAACTCTATAAGAAATGGCCTATCGAACAACCCGTTGGCAGTCTCGATGCCTTTATTGAAAAGGTGACGGGGACTGACGTGGCAGGGGTAAGGGCGACACTGGCAGGAAAGGCAAGAAAGCAAGCGAAGAATGTGAAACAAGGGAAGCATCTTCTTGATAATATCAAGAAGATAGACGATGGTGGTGGGACTTCTCAAGAATACCTCTTACGCCGTCTCGCTCGAACACATCCTGATATTCTTGATGCCTACGAGCGCGGCGACTACCCCAGCGTGCGCCAGGCGGCAATCGCGGCCGGTATCGTCAAGGTGCCTACGTCACTCGATCAACTCCAGAAGTTGTGGGCAAAAGCCACAGAGGAAGAACGCGCCAACTTTCTGGCGTGGCTATCAGATCACAGGGAAGTCAATCAGGGAGACACAGGTGGAAATCGCCAAGTGGCAAGCGAAGAATGTTAAGCCAGGTAGACCTAAAAACCTTTCCAATGGAAAGAATAAAGCAAGTGGTGGAGGAAACAATCAAGAATATCTCTTGCGCTGCCTCGCCCGCGACCACCCCGACATCCTCGCCGCATTTGAGCGCGGCGACTACCCCAGCGTACGCGCCGCCGCTATCTGTCCTAGTTCCCTGCGAGATTGTTTCCCCTTGACACCCCATCCCGCCGTGCTACGCTGCTATATCTCAGAAACTGCCAAGGTCATGCGGGACCATTCGGCCCGAGTGTCCGCCTGTCGTGAGGCAAGCGGGTGGTTGCCTTGGTATCCACTGAGACCACTCGGGCTTTTGTGTGCCCGGAAATCTCAACAAATTACCAAGGAGCCCCACCATGTCCAAGAAAAGCAAGATTACCTCGATCCGTCCAAAAACCCCCCTCAAAAAGGCCAATTCACCCCCTTTGTGCGAGACTTGTCGAATCCGCAAAGAACAGGAGGACGACGATTTCCGCGCCACCATAGAGAAGGCCATCAAGGGAAATCCTGACGCTTCAATGGAAGAAGGTATCAGGATCGCTCTACTTGCTGCCGAAAAGCGAGGGCATCTCAGGAAGATGACGCCACTCGAGATACAGGTATGTGATTTCAAGGAACAGGCATCGGCGCTGATTGAGACATTACAAGAGTTGCTGCATAACTCAGAAAATCCGACACCTCAGAATCGCCACTGAGCCATTTTCTCTCTCAGGACAGGGTAAAAGCATGAGGCAAAATTGCCTTGTGTCCTGCCCTGGGTGAAGTTGGAAGAGGGAAAATCAAGGGCCAAATCGAACCAGGGCGGCATGAGCCAACAATAGAGGAAGTGGTTGAGGATGTGGAGGAAAGATTGGGACCGCTTCAATTACATCTTTACGGGACAGGAACACCAGGACCGGGAAGGGGGCATAAGAAGGAGGATAAAACAGTTGACAATGTAAACTGTTTTAATGACAAAAAGAGCAAAGTTGACAATGTAAACTTAGCTAATGAGAACGAACCAGGGCGGCATGAGCCGACGATAGAGGAAGTGGTTGCAGTACAAAGAGAATTGTTCAAAATAAAGCCGATGCAGGATGGACCGGGAGCGCCAGTTAGAAATCAGAATGCAAAGCAAAACAATGGTAGTGGCACTACCATTGAATCGAGTAAGGAGCAGGACAGAGGATCATCCTACCTCCTGCGCCGCATGCTGCGTGATTCGCCTGAACACGTTGACGCCCTGGAGCGCGGCGACTACCCCAGCGTGCGCCAAGCGGCAATCGCAGCAGGGATTGTAAAGGTGCTGTCCCCACTCGAAAGGGCTATCGCTGCCTATCAAAACGTCGCGCTCACGAAAGAAGGTCAAAAAACAGCCTCAGATCTGGCAGGAAGTTGTGATTAAGGCGTAAGCCTCAATTATTCAAAGGGTAACAATTACTCAATTTTGAGTAAAACTCCTGCTGGGATACTGGCCACGCTCAAATGCGGCGAGGATATCGGGGTGGTCGCGGGCGAGACGGCGAAGGAGGTAGGATTGGGAGTTGCCCTGTCCATCATCTATCTTCATGACAACGTCATGAAGATGCTTCCCTTGAATCACATTCTTCGCTTGCCACCTAGCCTTCCCCACCAACACTGCCCGTACCCCGGCCTCATCCGTCCCCGTCACCTTCTCGATAAAGGCATCGAGACGTTGCCATTGAGGATGTCGGGGTGATCGCGCTTGAGGCGGGCGAGTTGGTAGTCCACAGCAGTTCCTCTCTGCCTAAAGGTTATGTTATTACCTTTATCCCTCTCTGCAACTTCAGCTTTAGTCGGTCGTCGATGCGGCCCCAATTCTTTCCTCATCTGATCTGGTGTTTTGCCGAGAATCCACTTGATCAGCTTTTCATGTGTTTTGGCAGAATCACCAGGCGGAAATTTCTCATATGCATTGTGTTCGATGGGGTGATCGCGCAGCATGCGGCGCAGGAGGTATGACTTAGCGTTTCCACCCCTAGATTCATTATCTCTACCGTAGGTTACATTGTCACCTACGGATAAATTCGATTTGAATTTCCCGCGCACGCGGGGAGCATAAGTATGGGAAAGGGGGTGGCCACCTGGAAGGTGCGTTCCTCCCGTGCCCGCGATTCTTGACCAGTCAACTACCACACCATCTAGTATCCCCCGCCAAGACGCAGATCTGCGTCTTGTGGTTGCCTTTCCTATCTCCTTGAAGTAACACGTCTTACGCCTAACTCAAAGTTAACATAAGACATATTATCAGAAGTAATTTTTCTCACGTATTGACAACAATATTTTAAATGTGTACTATATCAGTAAGTTACCTAACACGGAGGACTTTATGGACGAAAAATACCAACCGATAGGCGATTTGGCGTCGGTTGTACAGCTCGCCGAGGCTTGGCGATTTACACGGCGTCAGCTTGATTACGCAGTTGACCAAACTGGTATCACCCCTGTCGAACAGCGCGGACTGACAAAGCTGTACGATCCTGCTGGACAGCGCATACTCGGGCAATTCATGCTGTCTCGGGACAAGAACCCTGGTCGCCAGTCGATTCGGAATCGTATCTCGCAAGCGCAGGACCGTCTACGAGAAATTGACCGTCGAAAACAGGCGGATATGAGGCAGAACCTCGACGCCTGCATGGAAGCAATCGTTTCATTGCAGCGGCACGTCGAGGGCGTACCCGAGCTGGCCCAGCGAATCGTTGAATTGGAAGCGATAATCCGGAACTGGCTGGAAGGTGAGCAACAGCGCGCTGAAGTTTTAGAGTCCGTGCAACTCGGCTTGCAGTCATTGACGAACAATCTCGCCATTCTCGGTACCGATTTAATTAAGCGGCTGGTGGCGCTGGAGGGCGGTGAAGTACCGCTTGACGATCTGCACGAGGCCCAGCACCGTGACAACAATTTTGTGCAGAACATCGAGAGCCAAATCGACGCGCAAATGACAAAACTTTTCGAGGAGTCCGAGTAATGACAATCGAAGAATTGAAAGCACAGTCGAAAAAATTATTCGATGACGCGGAGGCTATTGTCGCCTCGGCCGAAACAGGAGGGCGGACGCTGACGACCGAAGAAGACACGCGCATCAACCAGCTCTGCCAGGAGGCAAAAAACCTCCAACAGCAGGCGGACGAGCAGGGCAAGAAAAAAACCGAGCAGCGCCGACAGCTCGATATGCTGCATAGCCATATCGAACCATCCACAATTCGACTGGCGGGGCTCGGTGATGCACACAACCGTATCACGGCAATGCGGGACCGATTCTACGACGACCCCACCTGTGGTTATCGTGAAGCGGGGGAGTTCTACAGCGATGTGATCCAATGTGGAATGCCCAACGGCATACTCGACAACCGGCTGCAAAAAATTCAGATGCAGGCAGCTGCTACAGGCATGTCGCAGGGGATCGGCTCGGAAGGCGGATTCCTTGCTCCACCGGAATTTCGTCAGACGATATGGAGCCGAATGCAGGATGAAGTTGAAAACCTCCTTCGTTTAACCGACCAATTCATCGTTACCGGCGATTCATTGACCATGCCAGCAGTGGGCGAGACCTCCCGCGCTACGGGTTCCAGATACGGCGGGGTACGTGGCTACTGGCTGTCAGAAGCCGCGCAGATCACCACAAGTGCACCGAAAGTCCGCCAGGTCAAATTAGAGCCGCAGGAGTTGGCGGTGCTGGTATACGTGACGGACAAATTGATGCGAAACGCACCGGCACTCACACAATTCGTCAATCAGGCGGCGACACAGGAACTTCTATTTTTGGTGAATTCCGCGATTCTGGATGGTGATGGGGTGGGTAAGCCAGAGGGGATACTGAACAGCTCTGCCCTCATCAGCGTGGCCAAGGAGACAGCACAAGCTGCCGATTCGCTAGTTATTGAGAACGTGAACAAAATGTACAGCCGCATGTGGGCACCGGCGCGTATGGGGGCGGTGTGGATTATCAATCAAGACGTGGAACCTCAGCTTGAGGCGTTGACTGCGACGGCTGGGACTGGCGGATTTCCTGTGTACCTACCTCAAGG